CTAGAGAGTAACGCTGTAGCCTTTTTTGGTATTAATCCTTTACACCCCCATAGGGGGTGTGTATGATTACTACTAAATTTATTCCAGAGATTAGGCATTTACTTCCTCCTTATGTTCGTCACAGGCTTCAGAGGATTCATTATAGCCACATGAAGGGCATACGTCAAATTCGCATTCGTCACACCAAGGAGTCCCATCTTCCTCGTTATCACATTCACGACACTTCCAGCCATATTCTGAGATAAGTTCAGATTCTCCATCTTTGAAGTTAATTTCTCCACCCCAACCAGTTTCCTCTTCAAAACTAAGATTAAAGTCAAGGGACGGGAATTGAGATGATAGATTAGCAATAGCAGACTCAGGACATCCCCAAGCAGTATTAAAACGGTAAGATAAAGATTCATCACCTTCATCATATAATTCAGTCTCAGGATATTTTTCATTATCAGCAACAGCAACATCCCACTTAGTTCCCCAATTACGGTTATTCCAAGAATACCAATTATCTGGATTATCCATACTGGTACCATTTGAAACAGCATTGTAGGCTTTCATGTTTGTTGGTTTAATTATGTTCCAGAAAGCAAAAACGGGGTTTGAAAATAATACTTCCTTTTGGCTATAGGTATTAGTATCAGCATCCCATTGGTCATGAATACGTGTAAATGGTTGATTCATTTGATTCTTTAGTTTGGCAATATCTTCTTTATTACCAGTTATACCTAAATCGTTATACACCCAGTTTGGCATTATGTAAAACCTTTCATTTGTTGAGAGGGTCATATTTTAGCATATGCCACTGACATTGTCAAGTCCAGTATGGCTCAAAATCATAAAATTTTAGAGATTTAGATCACACCCCGTAAAGTCAAAATAATTAGTTTTATATCGAGTATCGTAAATAGGTTATTTAATTATATCTCGACCATTTTTCTGGAGCTTTGTCAAGTGCAACACGATCTAAAAAAAATAAAGTGTGGGAGGGCTTTCGCCCTCCCAATTTATTAAGCGGTCAGTGCAAGAACCTGCTTAACAATTTTATTTTTTTCTGCTGTGATTACTGGGTCAAACCCACTTGCAGAATAAGCGAGTGACTCACCGCTACCGCTACGAGCAGTGCGGTAATAATCAAGGCGTTCAGTTAGAGCATTAACAACGCCCCACGCAGTGCCCTTGATATTCGCATTAGTAGGAGAATTATGGTACAACTCATCAAGCAAGACAACTTTATTTTCCCACTTTTTGATTGAGCCTTTCTTATCCGCTTCAGGCTTAGGATACATTTTGTTAATGATTTCGCTAAACTTAGCGTTAGTCACATCACGAGTGAACAATTCATTCGCTTGTGCAGAGAACTCATCAAAATATGCAACGGATAACCCTAGAGCCTCACGAGCAGCCGCAATTTTTCCATCCACTGTTGCAGTGTGACGAATCTTGAAAGATTGCTTAGCCCGCTTCATTGCAAAGTTAAGAGTATTTTGGCAACGAACACGAACGGGTGTGATTGCAGATTGAATTGCAACGCTACCATCGTGTGAGGTATGAACAACTAGATAAAGATTAGTTGTATCATTAGCCCCTTGTGGGTCAAGAACTAATTGGCTAGGGATAGACCATGAGCCATACACAATTCTTCCATCCTTGAAAGAGCCAGCAGAATCAACCTTGACATCAGGATTTGAGTCATGAAGATTTTGTGCAAACGCAAACAAATCTTCATTCTGAACTTCCTTATAGCGTGAACCCACTGTTGCAAGAACATCTTTTTGTCCTTCTGTGTATGGGTTATCACGAACAACGAGATAAGAATCGCTAACCATATTATAGTCAGGAACTAAATTAGCGATTGGCTCTAAACGGACATTCCAATTAGAGAGTTTTGCAGCATCCATGATTTCTGACACTGTGGGAGTTTCTGAATCCTTATCAAACACTTTATTTGCATAAGAGTGCCATGCAGGATTGGAACGGGAATCAACGAGTGCGAATGATACTGAGCCATTCTCAACTTCGGACTTGTGAGCGGTATTGTTCATATGAACCTTCTTTCTGTTAGTGAACCCTTATTCTAGCATACCCCACTGACATTTGTCCACTTAATTAGATAAACATGGGATAAAACGGACATGTGATTAAAAACACACCCCGTAAACGGCGTGTTGACTTGACACGGGTCGAGGCGATTGTTGAAAGTTCAACTAATTAAGTGGGCGGGGATCACCCGCCCACTCTCATGTTACTTAAACTTTTTATAAGAATAAGTAAGCAAATCCTTCTTATACTTTGCATTTTTATTTGCTGTCTTTACTAACTGATGAACCTTAACAGCATTAACATCGTTGATTGACATTAGCTCTCGCTTGTTTTGTGAGATTGTGAAAGTATACATTATTTATTTCCTTTTCTATTTACGGGTTATAGTGGTGAGCAGTTTAGCGACTTGCTCAGGTCGTTGTATCTAATTATAGATACTGTGCGATTGACTTCATAGTTGAGGCATTAACTGTTTCCTCATCTGTCATACGCAAAATGTTGAGGGCATTAGTAATTTCCTCTACTGAGTTATCATACTCATGCCTAGCCATAGACTTAAATTGACGAGTAGGTTGCTCAGGAAAACTCTTATCAGTAGTTACATCAAAATCAATGTTAAGGGAATTGTTCCAACTACGATAATTAGTTCTGATGTTTGTTGCTGTTTCAATTTTTGAGAAAGCATAATCAGTTAAAGACTTATTCCAAGTCTTGAGTTCCTCTTGATAATTTGCTTCCAACTGTTCTTGATTAGCATAATTAGTTTTGATTTGTGCCAACTTTGTTTCTAGTGCGGTGATAACCTTTGGTGTTGCCACCTTAACTGTGATACTACGAGCCATTTATTTTGTCCTTTGTTTGAGAGTTTGTTTGAGAGAGTTATTATAGCAGGTAGGGCTGACATTGTTTGCCAGCCCCCATAACTATTTAATTAAGCAAGTGAAACTGTTGTCCAGCGTTCCTTGCCATCTACATCAAGCAGGACACGGGTAGTGCTTGCGTTGATAGGGTTGATTTCCTTGATAGTGCCTGTGACCTTTGACTTCTGTGTGGTGAATAGGTCGCCTACTTGATAGGTTTTGTTTGATACTGTCATTTTGTTTCCTTTTCTGTTGTTGTATAGGTGGTATTTTACCATAGTGGGACAACCTTTGTCCAACCCACTATGGGCGTGTCGTGTGTGATTTACCTCACACGATAACTCTATTTAGTTTAGTATTCTTCTTGTGGTAGCCAAGGGTCAAGGTGGTGCTGTTCTGCTATTGCCCAAGCAGGTGCGTGAGTTTCACCTTTGTAAGTAACGCCTTCAGGCATTTCAATAGCCTTGTAGTAGTCATCTTCCCAAATAGCGTCAATAGCCTCTATGCACGGCTGAACCATTGAAAGCGGGACGGGTGGATAGTGATTACCTTGTAAGTGATAACCTAGTGCTACTTCTAGATCCAATTCTTCCATAGTAGCCAAATCATTAGCGAGATTACTTCCCATTTACATTTCCATTTCTCCAAAAGTGCTTAGTATGCATTAAGCCACTAGGCTCTGTTAGGTTGTAAGTAGCGTATTCGTTAGCCATACCCCAGTCTACACATTTATTGTATGCATTAACGGCATCTAGTGCGTTGTTAAATTGCATAGTGTGATGAGGTGCGTTATTGTCATAAGCGGTAGTCAATTTATACATTGTTGTCCTTTCGTTTGACTGTATTGTATCACCTTCCACTGACATTGTAGCCAGTGTATCACATTCATCGCAGATAAAAATATTTAATTCATTAGTCATTACGATTCACGCACCTATTACATAAGGCAAATCCGTTATCAAAATAAGTGTTATAGCAACGCACACATTTAAGTAACTTTTTCATTACTCACCATCTACTCTCACATAAATAGTTGAATAAAAATCAGGCTTAGGATAACCCTGCCCGTTCCATTGTGGGCGAATACGGCAAGCGTAAGCGTACACGTTTTCAGGTGTGGAGACATTATCACGGCGGTCTGCCGTTTGAATAATGCCGTGTAAGTGACGGGATAAAGAGTAATAGTGCTTACCCTCTAAGGCTTCTGAGATTAGCATTATTTGCTACCTTCTTTCTTTCTAATAGTGGAAGTATACCATTTTGGACTGACATTATCAAATCCAAATTTAGGATAAATCGGACATTTTGAAAAATATTTTTGTGATAAAAAACACTCCGTAAACACGGCGTGTCGCCTTGACACGGGGTCGAGCCCACATTTTGAGATGGGTATACCATGGGCCCATATTAATGGACCCATGGCTCTCTCTCCCGTCACAACAAAAAATTAATTCATGTACTCTTCTTCAATTGTTAAAAGAGTTATACATTTATTACACGTGCACTTGCCGTGCATATTTACATCTTCAAAAAGTGCGGTGACTAATTCGTCAACTGTATATATATTGCTCATGATAGGACCCCCCAATATTGAATGCCTAACTCATCTGAACAATATCGGGCCACGTCACTGTGAGCAGTTTCGTTATAAAAATATTTGGTCCGCTGTCCTTTTATTTGTACTTTAAAAAATATTTCGTCGTTGCCGTCTTGATAAATTTTTACGTTATCATCAACAAACATTGCATGCCAGGAAGCTGATCCTACGGGTGGGTGCTTAGCCATTGATTTCACCGTCCAAGCTTTCCATCTCCTTGATATCTGCCACCATTAAATTAAATTCAGTTTCTGTCATGAATACAGAGGTGAGGCGTGTTGCTACATCTGCAGTCAAGTGGGCGGAATACTTAAGCAGTGCCTGAACATTTTCAGGTGTAGGGATTACACCTAGAGTGATAAACATCTGCATTGCCTCAGAGACTGTTTCTTCACCTGTTAGAGACTTTTTGGCTGCTTCTGCAATTGCTAATGCGGTTGAGAGATTTGACATATTAGTATTCTACTTTCTTATATTTTTCTTTACGGGTATATTTTTTTTTGTTGCGTATAGGCGTAGCAGAGTTGCTACGCCTTAGTTCTTGGATACGGCGTACTTTCTCAGACAATTTCAATAACGGCTTCACTAGCACCCTCGTTAATGAACGCCAAACGGTCTAAGATTTCTTGGCGTGAAAGAGTTAGGTCTACAAGTTCACGGATTGCTCCTTGATTCATCTGAATAAATAAGCCTGCAGGAAGTGTTGCAATTCTAGAGTGCATACGGCTAGCAGGGTCTACCTTAGAGACAAACTCGTGACCGTCTACTTGGAAAGGAAACTCTGCCCATCCTGTTGTGTCTACATTGTGCATTATTTGTTACTCGCTTTCTTTTGTTGTGAATAGTTGGTTGGGATTGTTGCTAATTGTAGCAGAGAGGACTGACATTGCTTCTTGCTTGGAAGCCTGACGGGTGGCTTTAATATAAGCCTTATATTCATCTAGGTTCATATGATGACCTTCTTTCTTTGTAATAGTGGAATTATAGCATAGCAGACTGACATCTGTCCACTTATTTTGACATATTTTCGTGTGATAAAAAACACACCGTAAAGACGGCGTGTCGTATTGACAAAGTTATCCACAGGCGGGTCGAGCAAAAATTTGCGGGGTGTCAAGTCAACACCCCGCAATTATTATTTGAAATCTTTTAAGATATTTTCTACAATCTGTAACTGTTCATTACTAAGATGATCCAATTCAATTGCATTGAAAAAACCAAATGGGTCTTTATTTTCCATAGCAAGCCTCCTCAAATCGCATTGGTGAAAAATTGTGATTATCTTCAAAAAACAAATCGCAAAACTGTTCAATTAGTGTTGAGAATGTATCCTCATCAATATCATTTCTATTTGATTCTAGAATCTGTGCTACTCTTACATAGTCTTTACGTGACATCATTTTATTAGTTACCCCAAATCATTTCTGTAAAATCTTCATCGGCAGGAATGCAATCGCATTGCATAACGTCCCAATCTTCTTCATTTCCAAAATAAATAAATCCTGCACCTTTGCATTCATCACATTTAATCGCTAACATTATTTAACCACGCTTTCTAAAAATTCTTTTTGTGTACAAGTAAGGGCAACTAAATCGCCATCGGAATTTGCTAACATAGCATTAACTATGTCTGCTTTTTCATTGATTACAGTAATTTCATTAAGCAAGAAGTTTTCATCTTGCCAGATTACTAGAGAACCCTTATAGAGTTTATTTACTAAGTTAAGTGATGGCATTTTTATAGTGCCCCTTCCTGAAGTAACGCAATTTCTAAATCTAATTTTTCAGCAGGTGTCAAGTCAGACAAATCTGTCCAGCCAGCACCATTTTTATTTATGGTAAAAATTTCAATGTAACCCATTATTATTTACCCCACTCTGTGGAGATGATTTCCCAGCCATTGGAAACCAATTCATCTAAGCGGGTAACTAATTCTAGGTCAGAATTACCTAGCATAGTAGCACCCATACGGGAAGGATAGCCGTTAGGCTCTTGGCGAATCGCCGTGTATTTTAGTGAAGTCATTTTAACTTCCTTTCTTTTTTTTGTTAAATCTTTATTTTGTTATGAATGGAATTCTAGCATACTATTTGGCGAAAATCAAGCGACACGCCGTAGTTTCTAAAACTTTTTTTATTTATTTAATTGTTAATACTGGAAGTATAACACAAAAAAACGCTACTGTCTAGTAACTTAGGGGAAAATCTCATTATTTGGAGCGTGGCATTTGTGAAGTACGCCACATAGTAGTGTCCGAAATGTCCGATTTTGCCTCGACAAAAAATCGGGAAAAAATCGGGGGAAGCTAGGACCTCCTACCTGTGATTAGTTTAGCCACAAGGTAGGAGATAATAAAGACTTCAATTAGTGTTAGTGAATTGATTGGCATTATAGGTCAAACTCGCTTTCGTCAAATTCTAATTCTTCATCAGCAATTTCATCAAGTGAAATTTCATCTTTTACTTTTTCGTTTTCTATTTCTTCAATTAGAATTTCATCAAAGAAATCGGGTTCAGTTTCCCAACGGTCTATTTTCTTTTCAAATGAGTATGTCATAGTCATTTATTTTCCTTTCTAAAAATTTTTACTTATGTGAGAATAATCTACGGCAACCAGCGAACGGACATTTTACTGTGCTCATGCGGTGGTATGTGTAGCCATACTGCCCAACGCTAGTGATACGGCTAGCCTTTGGTGTTGAGTAGATGTGATAGGTCTTAGCGTTAGCGGTAGCAGGTACGCAAGCCAACACTAGGGCGGTGATAGCAATTAGTTTCTTATTCATAGGATTACCTTATCTTATAGAGAGTGAATTGTCAAGTTATTATCGTGTGACTTTCATCACACGAACTAGGGAACCATAACGCTTAGCGATAGCCATAGCCTTATCGCTAGGACCTGCGAACACATCAGTGTTAGGGTACTTATGCATTAGGTATAGAGCCTGCTTAGTTGATAGAGCAGGGGCAGGGACAGGGGCATATCCACCAGCCTCTAGACCATAGTCTAGAGCAATTTCACGGCGGACATTTTCATAGTATTCATTAGTATTCATTTAGTTATCCTTTCAAGATACTTTCTTTCTTTCAATAAGATAACTCTAGCATAGGGGTCTGACATTATCAACTTTAAAATCGGTATAAATCGGACATTTTAAAAAATATTTTTGTGATTAAAATCACACGATCTTAACGGCGTGTCATATTGACAAGGTTATCCACAGGCGGGTCGAGCAAAATTTTGCGGGATGCCAAGTCAACACGCCGATTTATTTTATTTATTTTTATTTTCTGATTTACAAACACAAGCCCAGTCGCCTAAATTAAGGCGACCACATGCGGGGCAGGTGTTGAAAGTCTTATTCCTCATCTTGCTCTAATTCACTTTCATAGTCTGATAACCCTACACGGTAGGCAATAGGGTCACACTCACGCAAGGCGTAGCTAGTGTCATACACCATTCCCGCAATTGTTACAGTTCCGTATACATCATCTAACATCATCTTGTATGACTCTTCAATTTCATAGTCTGTCATCTTAGCCATTTATTTATTTCCAATCTTTAAAAACATCGTTTACAATTTCAAGTTGTTCATCTGTTAGGTGATCCAATTGGATAGCACCTGCAAAGTTTAGCGGGTCATTCATTAGAGCACCTCTAGTTCATCAAAGTCATCAACCTCTAGGAACAAATCTGAGTCATCTGTATCTAGTTCATCATCTAGCACATCAAAGACATCTGATACAGTAGCCCACTTATCATGCTGTCTATCTTGCGTGTATTGGTATTTCATTTTCTAATTCTCTTTTCTTTTGTTTATCTATTAGTGGAACTGTATCAGACTAGACTGACATTAGCAAGGCGACACGCCGTGTTAGAGGTATCTAATTTCGGTAGTGTGTTCACCTGAGCAGGTCTGCTCATGTATCCTTCCATAGGAGTAACCATCAAGGGAACAGGTTACGAATTCATAGCCTTTAGGCTCTTTCTCATACATTGAATTGATAATCATTAGAGGATAAACCCTTCACGACGGGAGAGGTAATTGACCTGCTCTGACTTAGGCAATACCGCCCAATTATTTACCATAGTGGCAATTTCACTAGCAGACATTGGCTTAGTGATACCGAAATCCTTTTGGATTTCGTTATAAATCTCGTTAGTGTAGTTCATTTTAGAACCACCTTTCTTTTAAGTGTTAAGTATCTCTTAACTGCTTATAGTGTAACTATAACAGAACCCACTGACATTTTCAACTTAGAAATGCGTACAATTCGGACATTTTAAGAATTATTTTTGTGATTAGGGTCACATTTCCCCGATATTTTAGACATATGGGCACACTATGTCTAAGTTTTATTGCTTTCAAAACGTGTATCATACAAATTCTACACAAAATAACATTTTTGCCATTTTGAATCCGACGAAGGGGGTACATTTTGATCGTATTTGATGCACTACAATGCATAAAATTTACAAAAAATAATGCACTATAATGCATTTTTTGACATTATAATATTAGATTTGCTATAATTTGTATTAACAGCAATTCGACGGAAACGCTGGTGTATGACGGAATATCCTTAGACGTTACAATCGGGATAACGTACATTTGGTCCTAACGGATAAGCTTAGTAAGCTAAACAGATGATATGCTTAAAAGCGAGCTACTAGGCAGCATCAGTAACTTGGCATTGGTGATAAATCGCAATTCACCTACACACTATAAACCCTATACCTTGCGTATGGGGTTATTTAGTTTCTACAGAAAAGAGACATATATGAACGTAAATGAAAACTGCTACAAATGTGGATATCAGAAATCTCAGTACACTGTAATTAAAAACGGGATTACTGAAAAGTTTTGTTTTAGATGCATAGCTAAGATTAAAGATATGCAAAATGCCTAAAATTTTAGAATTAGGAGCGGGAATGACTCCTAGAGAAAATGCTGTAAATCATGACAGAATTAAGCATTCAAATCACATTGATGTTGCATGGGATTTAGAAGTATATCCTTGGCCTTGGCAAGATGAGGAATGGGATGAAATTAGAGCAAATGACGTATTTGAGCATATGAGTGCTGACATTCATACTTGGTTAAGTGAGTTACATAGAATTTTGAAAAAAGGCGGGATATTAAGATTACGTCTACCTGCATGGGACAATCATCTTAGTTATAGAGACCCTACACATAAGAAAGTATTTCATGAAGAGACATTTGACTACTTTGATCCAGAAAAGGCTCTATACAAGGAATTTGGACGTTATTACTGGGATGTAGTGCCTACCTTTATGGTTAACTATGTAGGCAGAGAAAATAATGATTTAGTATTTCAATTTAATAAAATTTGATTATTTCTTACGCTTGCGAAGATATCTCCAGATTAGAAATTTACGAAAAATATTTTCTATCTTAGCCTCAAGGTCATCTTTATGTTCAGCATGACCAGATCTTAATTCATGGCGAAATGCTGGACTATACTTGTTTCCTGAAAAATGTCTTGGACTCATATATTTATTATATCATTATTTAAAAAAAAGCGGGGTTCAAGAGCTTTAGCTCTTAGCCAATGGTTTCATTGGCTTCTCTTATACATAATCCATAGAGCTATCCCTAGCCATACATACCATAAGGGCTCTATTATGCCATACCATACGATACTGGCTAATAAGATCCATATAGGGCTAGTTCCTATTAGACATATAGTGAGTATGATAGTAAGTGGATTTATCCAGTGTTTCAATTTCCCGCCTTTATTAAGTCTGGTCGTGGGTATGTGACCTCCATATGACAATTCATACAGAGTATTCTACATTTCTTAATTTCTTCTTGTATAGTCTTCCAGGCATATCTTCCACCTTTGACCATATCAGCGACATGAACCTTTTTACCCGATTTGGTGACATATTTATTTTCAGGATTAAAATGATCAAATGATAGTGCTGCAGGATGCTTGTTATATCCGCAGATTTCACAACCTGCCTTTAACTTAATTTTATCAATACGTGCCCGTATTTCCTGCGGAGTCATCGCTTTGCGTCCATATAAATATATTATATCAGCATTTATTCTTCATCTAAACGTAATGCAGGATGATTTATTCATCCTCCAAGCGTAAGCTTGGATCAGGGCTTAAAACTTGTCCATTTTCATGCAATTTTAAAATATTTTCGACTTCTTCCTTATTTCCGCTCAATGCGATCACTGCAAGTAAATCATATATGCGTAATTGTTGAATATATATTCCCGCCAACATTTCCCGAAATATATTTATTTCCTCTTCTTTCACTTTTTCGCCTCATTTTCTTTGATTAAATTTTTATTCTTTTCTGCATTCATGACTGTAACAAAATCTTTGTTACCGAACCAATGGATATTTCCTTCTATGTCCCAATAAACGTTAAGCTTGTTATATAGGGCCAATTTAATTCCAAATGATAATACTTGTGCATCCAGCCGTCCGCCAGCCTCTGTGATTCTAAGGTAGGGGGCACCTTGCGTTTCCTGCAGTGAAAAAATGGCTAGAACCTTGTCTGGGCGCATTTCCTCTGGGTATACATCTGGTTGTCTCAACCATTCACATTGAAAGCCTCTGCAGGGGCTCTGAGGGCGATTTTCATAATCGGTGCAACCCTTACCAATTTCTAGGATAGGGCATGGGGCGGGACCCATTTCAAATACCTGATCTTTTATTTTAACATCAGCATATAAATATCCCTCGCAGCATTTAGTACATTCACCACAAGTTCTATTTGACTGTATCAAAGGCAGAGTCTTCTGGATATGGGTCTGCAAGGTTGATCCGATCTATTAGTTCAAAATATAGTGATTGTCCAGGGTAAATTTTATCTAGGCATTCTGGACATTCCAAATATGTCTTCTCTTGGTCAAAATCATATTTAGGGACAAGTGATAATGTATGGTTTACATATGTACACCTTAAAGGTTCTACCTTGTCAGCCAGGGTAAGTTGATAGTAAGTTGAAAATACTTGATGTCTCATATTAATCCTTTTTAATAGAGGTGGGGAGAAATTAACCCCCCCACCCTTTACAGCTAAGCAGTCGCTAGACCTGCTACTACCGAATTCATAGTTTGTTCAACATTTTGAACATACTCACGAATTGTGGGTTGGCCTCTGAAATATCTAGTATTCCAAAGTCTTGGGTTACTAGCATATGAAGGTAAATAGTGTGTTGCTATTACTTCTTGCCAGTTATGGTATTTCTTCCATGCCCAATTGATCTCTCCACGCATTCTAGAGTCTTGTACCCATTCAGGAGCAAGACAAGCGTTTTTGAAACCTTTGTAATTGTCCCAAGTTATTGGCATGTATTGATATGCTCCACATGCATCAGACCATTGAGATTTAGCTTTATACCTGCCATGTGATTCTACCGATTTGATAGAATACATCAAAATCTCTACTTTGTCTTTATAACTTAAAACAGAACTAAGATTTACTTTCTTCGTATGCAATTGGTTATATATAGTAAGATTAGATAATTTAATACTAATATATTTAATATTAATATTATTTATATTATATATATTATATATATAGCCCCCCGCAACCTTAGTTAGATTATAAGCACTTTCATTTGTTTTGTCAACTGTAAGTGCCTGCGCTGTATCTGCTGGTGAAATTCCGATTAAAGAATTAAACAGTGTTATCAATACAACTAGTGTTAGATGGAATTTATTTTTTAGATTCATTCCCTTACCTCCTCGTTTTACTGACAGGTAATTAATAGTGTAGCATGATATAATAAGAAAAACAAGGGAGAATGCGTGAGAATTTCTTTCACAGGCGACGCTATGCGTTATATGGACCGTAATACAGGATACGGCCAAGCTGCGGAAATGATACTTAGATCATTTAAAAAATTAAACATTGATTGTGGTTATGAAATAGAAAATCCAGATATTGAGATATGCTTTGCAAATCCAGGTGGTCATTATTGGCTAAATCCAAATAGCTATCACATTGCTTATAGTGCATGGGAGTCAACAGACTTGGACTGGAGATCTAAAAGAGTTATGTCTCAAGCTCATGAGTTGTGGGCTACTTCAGAATGGGTTGAGGAAGTTTGGAAATCTTTATTTCCAAATAAACCAACATTTACATACAAACATGGCATTGATGAAAGATTTAAACCTGTTCTAAGAAAAACATCTCATAGACCATTTACATTTTTACATATCGGAGAGCCTTCATCTAGAAAAGATGGACAAGTGCTAACTGAATGTTTTATAGAATTGTTTGAGGGTGATGAAGACTATCAATTAGTTTTGAAGTCCTCTGGTATTAATACTGTTAAAGTAAAAGATCCACATAATGGAACTTGGGCATCCCCAAACCTTGCTCACAAAAATATTACTTGTATAGATAACTTTCTGACTAACGAACAAATAGTTGGACTTTACGGTTTATGTGATGTGTTTGTTTATCCAACATGGGGAGAAGGCTTTGGCTTCCAGCCCCTAGAAGCGTTAGCAACTGGAATGCCAGTTATTACAACTGTAAAATGGGCGGACTACGAAAAGTATGTTACATTTCCAGTAGCATCAGATTATTCATATCACCCATGGAGTGATGTTCACGCTGGACTTTTGTTAAAGCCAGATAGAAAGAATTTAAAAGAACAAATGGTTAATGCGGTAAATAATTATGATGATGTATTAAAAGATACATTTAGAAATGCATTCAAAATACACCAAGATTATGACTGGCTTGAAATTACAAAAAGTGCAGTGGAACGTTTAGACCATATTTATAAAAATATCCTTCAAAAGTAGAACTCGAAAACCAGTTGTGGTAAACTGTAACTCTAAATTAATTTTTGAAAGAGGTTAAAATGAACGGTGCTATTGAAAATCCATATGAAAACTTTATTGCTTTATCTCGTTATGCGAGATGGCTTGAAGACGAAAATCGTAGAGAAACATGGGGTGAAACTGTAGACCGCTACTTTAACTTTATGGTTCATCAGTTAAAGACAAAACATAATTATGTTCCAGATCCAAAAATTGTTTCTGAATTGCGTGATGCAGTATTTGATAGAAATGTAATGCCATCAATGCGTTCTGTTATGACAGCAGGACCTGCACTTGAAAGAGAGAATGTTGCGGGATACAATTGTTCTTTTGTTCCAGTAGATAATCCTCGTTCATTTGATGAAGCAATGTATATCCTTATGTGTGGTACTGGTGTTGGATTCTCTGTTGAGTATAAGTACATCAATAAACTCCCAGCCCTTCCAGAAACGCTTGAGAAGTCTTCTACGACAGTTATTGTTGGAGACTCCAAAGAAGGTTGGGCAAAAGCCTACAGAGAGCTTCTAGGGCTACTATGGGCAGGGCAGATTCCTCAGATTGACATCAGCAAGGTTCGTCCTTCAGGTGCTCGTCTAAAGACAATGGGCGGTAGATCTTCTGGACCACAGCCATTAGTGAATCTTTTTGATTTTACAATTCAAGTTTTCAAAGGAGCACTTGGTCGTCAACTAAAGCCAATTGAAGCTCACGACATCATGTGTAAGATTGGTGAAGTTGTAGTTGTAGGTGGTGTTCGTCGTTCTGCAATGATTTCACTATCAAACATTAACGATATTGAAATGGCTCAAGCAAAAGCTGGTAATTGGTGGGAAAAGAATTCTCAACGTGCACTTGCAAATAACTCTGTAGCGTATTCACGTAAACCAGATATGCAACAATTTATTGCAGAGTGGAAATCTCTTTATGATTCAAAGTCTGGTGAACGTGGCATTTATAACGTGGCAGCAGCACAAGCACAAGCAGCAAAATATGGTCGTAGAAGTCCAGATATCCATTATGGCACAAATCCATGTTCTGAAATTATTCTACGTCCTTATCAGTTCTGTAATTTATCAGAAGTTGTACTTCGTGAAAATGATACTGTTGAATCAGTCACTCGTAAAATTGAACTTGCTTCAATTCTAGGTACTTGGCAGTCAACACTAACAGATTTCAAATATATCCGTAAGATTTGGAAGGACAACACAGAAGAAGAGCGTCTACTTGGAGTCTCTCTGACTGGTCAATTTGGACATAAGTTTTTCTCTGGTCAAGAGGGACTAGGAAAGCTTGCAGATGTTCTTGATCTACTTCGTCTAAGAGCAGTTTCTACAAATATCGCTGAAGCAGAGAAAATTGGGATTCCCGCATCAGCAGCAGTAACTTGTGTTAAGCCTTCGGGTACAGTATCCCAATTGGTCGGGGTGTCTTCAGGAATGCATGCATGGCATTCAGATTACTATATTCGCACAGTTCGTGGGGATAAGAAAGATCCAATTACTCAGTTCTTAAAAGACACTGGTATTCCTGCTGAAGATGATGTAATGAAGCCAAATGATACAACTGTATTTTCATTTCCAGTAAAGGCACCAAAGCATGCCATCACTAGAGATAAGTTAACAGCAATTCAACAGTTGGAAGTCTGGCTTGTATATCAACGTCATTGGTGTGAGCATAAGCCTTCAATTACAGTATCTGTAAAAGAAGATGAGTGGATGGAAGTCGGTGCTTGGGTTTATAAGCACTTTGATGAGGTATCAGGAATTTCATTCCTGCCATACTCTGAGCATACATATGTTCAAGCTCCATATCAAGAGGTTACAAAAGAGCAGTATGAAGAGATGCTGGCTAAAATGCCTAAGTCAATTAATTGGCAAGCATTGTCTTTATATGAATTGGAAGATTCAACAACTGGTACCCAAGCACTTGCTTGTGTTTCAGGCGAATGTGAAATTGTAGATATCAACGCATAATGTTTTCCGCTATAACTTTCTATTGGGGCAATGACGATAATTTACATAGATATGTAAAAGATACATCTGCTTATACAGATGACATTGTGATCGGATACATTGATTTATTTGATTATGTCCCAAAAATTGAAGGTGCAAGAATAATTCCAATCAAACATGACTTTCTTCTAAATGAAGGTCATAGTGAAGTTTTAAATAATTTAGATATTGCATGTAAGTATGATTGGACTTTTCATGCAGCGGTAGGTAAGAGAATAAACAATTTTAACTATGATATTCTGAATAGTTCCCCGCTTATTGCTGGATATGCCTCAACAGAAAAAGGCAAAGGCGGGGCCTGGAGTAATTTGCACCATAGACAAAGAGCTAAATGGTACAAAACAGTCCACGAAGTAATCCTTGCTGGAACAGGATTTCATTTATCAATGGAGCCAGCAGTTGAATGGGAAAGAGTTGACTACACTTATGACAACGAGGCCCAAAAGCGTGTATGTCAGATGTACAGACAAATATCAAGGACAAAGTGGGTGGCTCTGGAAGATGTAAGCCCTCATCCAGCAAGAGATGTAGCAATTATGAAGTATGAAGAGCACAAAAGTGCTTACGGACTAAATCGTGAAGATTTAGTGTCCTATTTAATCAATCATGACCTCTCAGCAGGCATGTAATGGCTTTTAGCATTTAAAATGGTATAATTAAACCAAATTCACTGTAGGAGATTCCATGTCTATAACTTCAGAAGATAGTACAAACTATAAAATCACACAAGGTGATCAATTCACATGGCAAATTACTTGCACTCAGCCAGATCCAAACAGTCCAGACCCATTAAATCCAAATTATATCCCACTCCCACTAACTGGATATACATTTTTACTTCAGGTAAAAGATAAACCAGGCGGAAAGATATTATGTGCCACGTGTACATTGGGTGATGGCATTACAGTAGTAGATGCTACAAATGGAATCATTAGCGTAACAATATCATCAGCTAAATCACAACTTTTCAATTATCCTAAATCAGCATATCAGCTTCAGAGAATAGATCAGTATGGAGATAAAAAGACAATGCTTCAAGGATGGTTTAACGTAAACCCAGGAGTTATCAATGACTAATCAAAATCCAGACAGCAATATTGTTGTCGTTCAAGACACACAAAATAATATTATTACTGTAGAGACAGTAGAACAGGTTATTGTTCAGGAAAGTGGCTCTCGTGGTGAAAAAGGCTCATCAGTACTAAAGGGTTCTGGGGCTCCCGCAGCAGATATTGGAATTATGGGCGACTACTATTTAGATTCTGTATCACAATACATCTATGGACCAAAGCCTTCAGACATTGCGTGGGACTATAGCAGTTATATAAAATTGCAAGGTGTAGACGGAAAATCATTCCTAACAGGATCAACCCCTCCATCGCCATCCCTAGGTAATAACGGGGATACCTATTTTGATACAAGTACAGGGCAGCTTTATACAAAAACAAGCACGGGGTGGCAGCTTTCAACTAACCTGGTAAACCCAATATCAGTCTCATATACATATGAGCAACAGCTTAACACAACAACTTGGGACATTGTGCATGATTTAGGGTATCGTCCAGCCGTATTTGTTTCGGATTATGGGCAAAATAATGTAGAATGTGATATAGAACATGTTAGTACAAATGAAGTTATATTGACATTTTCTATACCAATGTCGGGATATGCATACCTGTCATAAAAAATAAGGAGATTATAAAAACAACATGGCAAAATCATATAGAGTAAATCTAAATCTTAATGGACTGCAACTCCTTAATGCTGCTATGCAGCCTTCGGCATCAGCACCAAGTGCTATCAGTGCTGGTCAAATTTACTATAACACATCTGGGAATCTTTATTTCTCTACTGCATCTGGAACTGGCAACTGGGTACAGTTGGCAACAGGTTCCACAGCACTTGCCTCTTTGAATGGTTTGACTGTTGCAACAACATTGCAAGGTACATCAAATCAAATTACTGTTACTACATCTTCTCCTAATATTACTCTTTCTTTCCCAACTGGTGGCGTTACACTTCCAGGAAAGACAACATTAACTGCATCCTCAACAGGAGGAGCATCATTAAATATTTCTTCTGGAACAGCACCGTCTGCCCCATCAACAGGAGATGTATGGTTAGTAGGTTCAACTGGAATTCAATCTTATTATGGCGGAACTCCATCAACACATACACTTGCTGATCTTGATTCAACACAGACATTTACTAATAAAACTTTAACAACACCAACAATTAACGGTGCATCATTATCTGGAACATTCTCTGGCAATATAACTATTTCTGGAGTTGCAACATTTTCTTCTTCTCCAGTAATTGCAACAATTACTAACACTGGCACATTAACACTTCCAACGTCTACAGACACTTTGGTTGGTCGTGCTACAACAGATACATTTACAAATAAGACATTTGATACAGCAGGAACTGGTAACGTATTTAAGATTAATGGTACACAAATTTCTGCAACAACTGGAAGCGGAGCTGTAGTTCTTGCAACATCACCTTCACTTACAACACCATCACTTGGAGTAGCAACAGCTACATCAATTAATGGGTTGACAATATCAACATCTACAGGAACATTGACAATACCAAATGCAACCACACTTGCAATTTCTGGGGCTAACAATGTTACTATTGCTGGAGCATCTGGTGGATCAAGCGTAACACTGCCATCTACAGGAACACTTGTAAATTCTGCAGTATCATCTCTTACATCACTTTCAACAGTCTTAACTTCACTTAATGGATATCTTTCAGCAGCCTCTGGAGTACTTTCAGCATCATCAACAATTCCAGGATCAGCGATATCTGGAAATATTACTGGAAATGCAGCAAACGTAACTGGAACTGTTTCTCTTACAAATGGTGGTACTGGTGCAAGCCTTACAATAGTACCAGGCGGAATTTTATATGGTGGATCATCAACATTAGCATTATCTACAGCTGGAACATCAGGTTATCTCTTAACTTCAGGTGGAACGGGTGCTCCTACATGGACACAATCAACTGCTACTAACGTAAACAGTGCAGTTGTGCAACGCGATAGTTCTGGTAATATTGCAGTATCTCAAGTAACTGTATCTGCAGACCCTACATCTGCATTACAAGTAGCAACAAAACAGTACGTTGATAATTTAGCAGCAGGTTATAACCAACACGACGCAGTAGTAGCTGCAACAACAACAGATTTAACAACACTTGGAACCTGGGGAGCAGTAACATATACTGCAGGTTCTGCGGGTGCAGATGGTGGTACAGGAGTAGGTGCAACACTTACCCCAGCAAATAATGGTATATTAGTAATTGATAACGTATCTCCAGTTGCTACAGACCGTGTTTTGATTAAAAATCAATCAACTGCTACACAAAACGGTCTATATGTAGTTACAAGCCCAGGGTCCGCTGGTAGCAAGTGGACATTGACTCGTGCAACAGACTATGATAACCACGTTGCTGGAGAAGTTACTGCAGGAGACTTAATATTTATTGTAGCCCCAGCTTCTGAATTCTCAGTAACCCCAACAAACCAAAATAGTGCGTGGGCAGAAAATGGTGTTGGAACTGGAACTAACAAACAAATTAAAATTGGTACAGATAATATTACATTTGCTCAGTTCTATGGAGGTTCAACTGTAACTGCAGGAGTGGGTACATCAGTAACTGGAAACCAGGTATCTATTGCACTCGGATCAGCATTTGATACTACTACTGGAACAGGTACTTCTGGACTATCTCTTACTGGTAATACACTTCAGTTAAGACTTAATCCAAATGGTGGTTTGACATCAACAACAGCAGGTCTTGCAGTTAACCCAGGTACAGGATTATCACTAAGCGGAAACCAGTTGGTTTACAGCTCGGGAACAACAACTCAAACAGGTTCAGGTATTACTGGAGGAGCTTATTCATATGCAACACAGAAGCAAGTTGCCACAATTACTGGAAATGGATCTCTAACTTCATTCGCAGTAAACCATAACCTAAATTCACAAGATATTATGGTTCAAGTTTATCAAACATCTTCAACTCCAGATACACAATATTCTGAGGTAGAAGTTGATATTGTAAGAACTTCCACATCTGTGGTTACTGTATCATTTGCAGCAGCCCCAGCATCTGGTGCAATTTACAACGTAGTAATGGCTGGATAATATTAGTAATGATACAATGAAGGGGTGGGAGTAACATCCCACCCCTTTTGAATTGGGAGAGTGAAAAGTGACAAAAGCATTTAAAGTTGGTTTAGTGTATGCAGCAGGAACAGCAACTGTTGCACCAATTAAATTTACTTCAACCTCAGCAACTCTTTTAACAACTCCAACAGCTGGAAGTATGGAGGTTGATTCCTCTGGAAACCTCTATTATTCTCCTTCAACAACTAGATATACTGTTCCTCTTTCTACAACAGGAAACTCTTTAATATTTACAACTTCAGGTGCTACAACTATTACTCTTCCGACCTCTGGAACAATGATTACTTCATCATCTCCAACTATTACAACTCCAACTATTGATGTTATAAATGCTGCATCAGCAACAGGAACTACTGCTACATTATTCACAAATATATCTACAGGTTCTATTAATATTGGCGGATCTGCTTTAACTACAGGTACAATAAATATTGGTGTGGCGGGAACAGGCATAAACCCTATTGTAATTGGAAAATCTACCTCAACCATCACTCTTGGAGCACTCCCTACAGCTGGATTTGTTAAAACCTCTGCAACTGGATTACTTTCAGTAGATACAAATACATATTTAACTACAACTGCAGCGGGAACAACATATTCTCCAATTGCAGGATCAGCCTCTATAACAACAGTCGGAACCGTAACTGCAGGATCAATTCCAGCAGCCAACCTATCGGGTACAACATTAGCATCTGGAATTACTAGCTCATCTTTGACTTCTGTAGGAACTTTGAGTACTGTTAGCATGACTGGTGGTACGACAGGTTCATCTGCTTTAACAATAAGCACAAATAACACATACGGAGGTGCAGGATATGCAGGATTCTTGACAGCGACAAATACAACTATCGGAGCTACAAACGCAAATAAATTTTTTAGAATAAACAGCACTGGTGGATTTGAAATAATAAATAGTGCCTACACTACAGTATTGTTTACTTTAACAGATGCAGGATTAGTGTCATCTTATGGAGGATTTAGTGGAAGTGGAGCTTCTCTTACATCTCTAACAGCTGCAAATATAGCAGCAGGAACACTAGGATCAACAGTTCTGCCAGCAGCAGGAACAGTTACAACTGCAGGACAAATTGGTTATATGGGGTTGCCACAAAATCTAAATCCAGGTGCTTATACAATTACAGCAGCAGATAATGGAAAACATTTGTATTACACTACAACTGGACAGACTGTTACAATTCCAGCTGCAGCTACTTTAGCATTACCTATTGGATTTACCTTTGTTGTAATAAATGCAGCAGCAGTTACAACATCTATTGCTATTACAACAGATACAATGTATTTAGCTGGAACAGGAGCAACAGGAACAAGAACTTTGGCTGCATATGGTATGGCTACAGTAGTTAAGGTAGCAGGACCTACATCTGCTGGTGTCTGGATGATCAGCGGAAACGGTTTAACATAATATGTCTGGTATTACATCTAATTTGGCAGGTAATACATTAGGTGTACCATCAGCACCAGCTACTGCTACTGCAACAGTAAACAGTACAACTCAAGTTACTATTACTTATGGCGTTATAAATAATAATGGTTCTACCCTCTTGCCCTTAGTTGGGTCGGGAACAGATACTGGAGATATAACAGATTCAACAGGAACTGCCGTAAATTTAACATATTCAGGAACATTATCCACTGCTGGTGGATCAATACCAGTAACTGGTTCTTTTGTAATTGGAAATACTTATACTTTTAATATTAGAGCAAGAAATGCTGCAGGAGTAGGTCCATATAAAACTACTACTGGAGTTATACCAAACCCAACTCCACCTCCTGTATTGCCACCTCCTGTATTGCCACCTCCTGTATTGCCACCTCCTGTATTGCCACCACCAGTGGTTCCTCCAGTAGTTCCACCTGTGGTTCCACCTGTGGTTCCACCAGTATTACCACCACCAGTCGCTCCGCCTCCAAAATTGCCACCAAGCATCCCAGTTACTCCACCTCCACCTGTGCATCCACCAGTGGCACCACCACCAGTGGCACCACCACCAAAATTGCCACCAAGAGTCCCAGTTACTCCACCTACTGTACCAGCACTTCCTACAGTACCAGCAGTACCAACTGCTATACCTCAGCAGAAATCTCCAGATTGGTGGAAAGAATAGTACTAAGAGTGCCTGCACTCTTAGTACTACTAGATTAAATAATAAAAAACTGATATAATTGAAGAAAAGGGGTAATATTTAAATGCCAACAAAAGCAGATGACAGTCCAAATATAAAATGGCACCTTCCAGCTGTAAAAGAGCCAAAGAAGGTAGACAATATGTTTTCTGATGATATTTTTAAAAGAATAAAAGACACAGTAACCAGTATCCCATGGGGACCAGGCGGGGAATATTTTTATCATACATCCCTAGGTAGATGGGAAGCTAACATAGAATTTGATCCAGACATTGAAGAGATTATGCTGCAAAGAGCAAGAGAAATCTATCAAGATGATACTCTTGTAAAATCATTTCATTATACATCAAGATACCAAAAACAAAATGGCAATATTCCACATCTATGGAAGCATATGGATCAACATGCATGCCAACATTCAATTGATATGTGTATTGAAAAGAATAATGTTGACTGGGGCATTGAAGTTGATGGTACTCTTTTTTCAGAAGCAGAAAATTCAGCAATTTGTTTTTATGGGCAGCAGCAAGTTCACTCTAGACCAGAATATCCACAGAATACAACAGATGATGATTATTTAACATTGTTGTTTTTACATTTTGTAAAGCCAGACCATTGGTACAATCTCGCTATGGAAAGGGGCGGACTAGAATTGGTAGCAGAGACATTCAGACAATATGGAGCGGACGCAGATGTTAGATACTTTGAGGCAACGGGAACATACGCTCAGCCACAAGTTCCTGCGGGACAACAAAGATGTGAATGTCATAGTTATGCAGAAGTACCAGATGTAGTTCAATCTATAATACAGGGGAACAAGTAAATGTACAATAGAGATTCATCTGAAATAGATAAAGAATTTGGGTTTGAAAGAAAGTATAAAGACGTAGAGCCAATCAAGATAAATGATTTGCTTCCACCAGACAAATATCAATATTTACTAAATCATCTAAAAGAAAAAGTTGAAAATAAACAATACAACTATGAAGATGATATGTATAGAAAAGTTGCAAATTCATCAGTTCTAGATGAAATAACTGAGTATTTATTGCCAGTAGCACGAAAGGTATTTAATAGCGAGACACTTGTTCCAAGCTATACACTATGGTCTGAATATGATAACTCTAGGTCAAATTTATTGCACCATCTTGATTCAAATGCTTGTACATACACAATAGATATGTGTGTCTATCAAGATAATGAATGGCCATTATGGGTAGAAAACAAAGAGTACCACCTAGAACCTAATACCGCCCTAGCTTATTATGGAGAAGATCAGGTACACTGGAGAGATGAGTTCGGTAAAGATGGGGTGGTTGCTATGATATTTTTCCACTTTGTAGAACCAGATCATTGGTGGTTTAATTATACTGAAGAGTGGTATAAAAATGAACATGCTAAAAGATGCTGGAACTACCAGAAAGCCCTGGGACTTTTTTAATATAGTAATTTAAAATTTGATATACTAATTGTAAAGATAGGATTTATATGAATAGCAAAAGAGAAATAGCTCCAGGAATTATAGTTTATAATTTTGGCTCTATTGTTTCAAATTTAACAGTTGCTGAGATAGAAGAGGCAGTAGGAGAATTCCTTGCCCCAGCAGAAGTTGTAAATGTAGATAACGCCTTGGCGACGGAATTAATGAAACAATATAGGAGTTGTTATGACTATCTATTGCAGGATTATCTTCTTGATGAGCCAGATAGCCCAAAGAAGAACTTGCTTAAAAAGATTAAGTTGGTTGGGGACGAATCCCTTGAAGATTTTAGAAATCATTATGCTATAGAACCAGTTACTGGAAGTGGCTGGATCGTATTGAAGTACGGGTACATGGACAAGTTTGACTGGCACACAGATACTGGAATGAGATATCCAAGAGCAGTTTCAATTACTGTTTATTTTAATGATGACTATGAAGGCGGAGAAATAGAATACAAACATTTTGGAATTTCTTATAAGCCAAAGGCTGGAGACGTTATTGTATTTTGTAGTGACTTTCCATATCTACATAGAGTTGTACCTGTTACAAAGGGTACTCGTTATGCAGCCGTAAATTGGTTCAGATATGCGACTAGGCCAGTAGAGTATAATGTTTAATCCAGTTGTTGTAGAGGATATAATCAGCAAAGAAGAGAATGATCTTCTATTAAACTTTGCAAGAAGTACTGATCGCTGGGGTTCTGGCGGTGATGATTTTTGGGAGAGCCGTGTTGTTCACTTTGGATCAGATCCACTTGACATGCCAGAGAAAGCCTTGCTTTCAGAAATAAGAAAAAGAATTCAAAAAGTAATTATTGATCATTATAATCTAGATCATATCTATTCAGACGGGATACATATGGTTAGATGGTTTGATGGAATGGAGCAACCTCCACATTGCGACAATATGGAGAATGATGACATTCATTTTGAAAATTATAAGCATAGATTGTATGGCTCTATTCTATATTTAAATGATGATTTTGATGGTGGAGAAACATACTATCCAAAAAATGATTTTTATATTAAGCCAAAAGCTGGCAAAGTTGCAATCCATCCAGGCGATGCCGAGCATTGGCATGGGGTAACTAAAATTTCTGGCGGGACTAGATATACCTTAGCATCGTTCTGGACAGCAGAGGATAGGCATGCTAACGAGTGGTAATTATATTAATGAAGGCGATAATGTAATACCAGATGATAGAATTGTTGTTGTTCCACACGCACTAGATGGGGACGGAGCATATAAAGAAACAATCTGTGATTTAAGGGGAAACCCAAAGAGGGACTGGTTTAACGCACACTTTTATTACTGCTTGCCATTAAATATAGGCAATCAGTATGGATTTGCAATCAGATCTATGTATGACATAACTGCTATCTGGCACGGTGGTCCAAATTATGAATCTCTAGAGTTTTCTGTGGATGGCCCACAAAATGGAAATGTTCAATCCGTAGTATCTTCTTTTGGCTCTGGCATTATAACTATTCAAAATGGTTATACTCTAAGAACTCCTCCAGGAATTAATTTAATGACTATGCAAGTGCCAAATTATTTTATTCCAAATGTGATGGCTATGACAGGTGTTGTTGAAAGTGATAACTTAAGAAGAGACTTTACATTTAATCTTAAAATCACTGAGGTTGACAAAGAAATCCATATTAAAAAGGGAGATCTACTTGCAGCCTTCATGCCTATCCCAAGACATTTTATAGATAAGTTTAATATTGAATTGGCTAGTGATATGTTTAGTGAAGAAACTTTGATAAAAGAACATTCAGATAGATGCGAGTTTGATAAGCAAAGAAACGGAACTGATAAGGATAAGCCACATCAGTCTGGAAGAAAGTATTTTAATGGAGAGCATGCTCATGGGGATAAATACCCAGACCATCAAAAGCGGTTGGACTTCACATCTTCCCAAAGTGAATAATCTATTTGATTAAACTCTTCTATTCTTTTTAGATTTTGTTGACTGAGGTTACTAAAGAATTCTTTGGTAGCCTCATTTACATTATGCTTTTCTATATTTGGATTGATTACATTTAAATCAAGATAATCATTTATAAATTCTATAATTTTATTCATATCATTATTAATTGTTTCTGTACGAGCAACTACAGCCATTTTTTCAAGCATAGATTCTGCTTGTTGTAATGTCACTTCTGTATTGTCTACGCCCCAACCTATTTTGTATACTTTTGCATGGTCTATTCTTGGACTTAATTCTTCAAGATCTCCACGATAGATTGGGTAATTATTTTTAATAACATTTTGATCAAGTTTATTAACAAGAAACTTTGCTTGGAAGTTTGATTTAATATGCATATCTTCTTCATTATTAATCCATATATCAAAAAACTTTAATCGGTCATCCATATCCTCTTTTTTGTATTTGTCAAAATACTTTTCATACTCAAGAAACCACCAAAAATGACTAACGATTCTTCTGGCGGGATTTCTGATTACAGTTATCCCCAGAGTATTGGGGTTTATATAGTAAGGGTCAGCTGCATAGTGACCATTTATAAAAGATGCACGAGATATCTCATCCTCATCTAGCAAGTTAATTATATGATTTCTATCTTGATGGTATATCAAGCCTTTTTTCTGTATCTGATCTTTCAAGCCACCATGATTTAAGCTTGTAAAGGTTAAGGCCCCAGCAGTTTTTGGTATGTGATGGAAATATAATGATTTTTCATTCATACATATATTATATGATACAATTTGTATATCACAAAGGTGCCAATAAATGACGGAAGAATATGAAAGTTTTTATAGATTCCCAGACGAAAAGATTGTAGTAACTGGGCCAGAATTTGAGTATAAGCTAAACAAAGATGGATTCCGAACAAAAAACTTTGAAAGACTAAATAGTAATACATATAATTTTTTGTATTCAGGATGCTCTTACACATTTGGAGAAGGAATTCCAGAAGAGTATATGTGGACAAATTTATTATCAAATAAATTAAAGGGTTCATTTGCTAAAGAAGTCAAAGACTATAATATATCTAAACGTGGTCTCTCAATCCATGCAATAGTAAGAGGAGTATTTTCCTTTTGTGAGAAATACGGGGACCCAGATCTAATTGTACTATTCCTGCCAAATATAGCAAGGTCTATACATTATAATTCAGAAACTAAAGAGTATGAAGATTTGTGTATTCCAGATACTCTAGACGGAGTAAAGCCACATAGAAAAGATATTCAATATGTTAAATCATTTTGCTACGAAGACCACAAGCTTTTGGCATTTGATATGCTTAAATTCCTAGAAAAATATTGTGAACTGAAGGGTATAAAATTAATATACTCATCTTGGTTGTATAGAGAAAGATACTTATATGAGGAATCAGATTTAAAAAATCATTATCAGGTCAATATTGGTCCCCATATTCCAGTTGATAAGGAATTAGCAGAATTAGAAAATACTAATAACGATCCCTACTGGTCTGTAGCAAGAGATGGATTGCATCCAGGAACTTTTGCAAATAAGAAGGTTTCTGAAGAATTCTTTAAAATAATAATAAAAGAGATTGGTGAAAAGTAATGGTAATAATGGGAATCAGCGAGGGATTTCACGATGCATCAGTTTCTATCATAAGTGATGGAGAAATACTTTTTGCTGCACATGCGGAAAGATATAGTAAGTTAAAAAATGATCCGTCTCTAAACTATGATATATTAAAAGAGGCTGTAGAGTATGGGTATCCAGATCAAATTGCATACTATGAAAAACCTTACTTGAAAAAAACCAGGTTGCTATTGCGTGGCGGGATAAAAGACACTGACCTGTATTATAAGAGAACAGCCTTATCAGAATTACCAGTAAAGCACATAAGTCATCATAGATCACATGCAGCTGCTGGATACTATACTAGTAAATTTACTGATGCTACTATTGTGGTTTTAGATGCAATAGGAGAATTCAATACCTCAACCATATGGCAGGGTAAAGGAAATGATATAAAATTAATTTATAGGCAAAACTACCCAGTTTCATTTGGCCTGTTCTATTCAGCGTTTACAGATTTGCTAGGCTTAAAACCAAATCAAGAAGAATATATAATGATGGGTATGGCTGCGTATGGCAACCCAAACAAATACTTCAACAAGGTAAATGAATATTTTCCACACTACTCTTCTCAAAAATATAATTTTCACAAAGGCATATTTGACTGGGGAAATATAATTGATGAGCAGGATAAATTTGATATAGCAGCAGCAGTGCAAATGGTTTATGAAAATAGATTAATGGAAATAATGCGTAAGGCTCAAATGACTGTAGGCTCTAAGAATCTTGTATTTATGGGTGGATGTGCGTTGAACTGTTCTGCCAATACAAAGTTGTGGGATATCTATAATGATATTTGGATTATGCCAAACCCAGGGGATGCGGGGAGTTCCCTAGGTGCTGCACTAGCATTATATGGAAAACATGTAAACTGGATAACTCCATATTTAGGCACAAATATTGGAAATGAATATCCAGTTCAAGATATAGTTGATAAATTGTTGGTTGATAAAATTGCTCCAGTCGCATCTGGAAGATCTGAATTTGGTCCGAGATCATTGGGGAATAGAAGTATTCTTGCTGACCCAAGAGATCCTAATATCAAAGACGTGGTAAATAAGATAAAACAAAGAGAATTGTTCAGGCCCTTCGCTCCTGTTGTTATGGAAGAGCATGCATCAGAATGGTTTGGTATGAGTTATGCCAGCCCATACATGCAATTTGCTCCATTATGCTTGAAGCCAGAATTAATCCCATCGGTAGTACATGCTGACGGGACATCTAGAGTTCAAACTGTAAATAAGGAACAGCACCCTGGCTTATATCAAGTACTAGAGTCATGGTACAAGATAACTGGTGTGCCAGTATTGCTTAATACAAGTCTTAATATTAAAGGTCAACCCATACTTAATAATAAACGTGATATAATAAATTGGGAAAACGCTTATAAGGAAAAGATATTGAAATGATTGGCTTTTTTTACAAAATCTACCTTATGATATTTCGTCGTGATATATATAATAAAATTAAAAAACATGGCGGACCTTATATATACTAAAGGATATTTATGATTATTCAGATTATAGGATTGCCAGGAAGTGGCAAGACCACACTTGCTAAAGCTCTTGTAGATAGAATTAATGCAGTACATTTAAATGCAGACTATGTACGCTCAACTATAAATTCAGATCTTGGGTTTACAATTGAAGACCGAATTGAACATGCACGTCGCATGGGAGAAATGGCAAGAATATTGTCTGGGCAGGGGCTTGATGTCGTTGTTGATTTTATTTGCCCAACGCCAGAGACAAGAGAATCCTTTGGCAAACCAGATATTCTTATTTGGATGAATACGATTGAAGAAAGTCGTTTTGAAGATACAAATAAAATGTTTGTGAAGCCAGAAAACTTTGACAGCATGTTTGATTCGCATGACATGGATGCATATCAAAAATCAACTTATATAATTCAAAAATTTAAATTACACGACTGGTCAGCACCAACCACCCTGATGCTTGGACGCTATCAACCATGGCACGAAGGTCATCACGCACTATATAAAGAGGCAGGGAAAAGAACAGATCAAGTAATGCTAGGTGTAAGAAATACTTACAATACCAGTGTAAAAGATCCATTGACATTTGATCAGGTAAAGGGCTATATTTCACAGGATGACTTTATGGATGGAGCAATGGTAATTAGAATGCCAAATATTACCAATATTGTTTATGGACGAGACGTAGGCTACAAGATTGAACAAGTTTCATTGGGTCAGGATATAGAGGCTATTTCCGCCACACAAAAAAGAAAAGAGTTGGGAATATGACAAAAATAAACTATATTTGGAAAATATTAAAGGATCGTTGGCTAAGACCATACGATGAAATTATATTAAGATTTAATACCAAGGCTGGCGAGAGCCCACTAGTATGGCGAGTGTTTGTAAATGGAAACGAGCACTTGGCAGAATCATTTGAGTTGCATGGATATGCTTATGATGTGATAACCCATGAAGATGGTGTTAAAAAGTTAAATGTAGGCTGTAAAGGCAGAGTTCGCTGGGAAGGTAAGAAGGCAGTTATTTTGGCTGTAAAAAAGCAACCAGAGATTATAGAGTAGTAGATTCTGACAATAAACTAACTTTATAGACATAGAAATGGCATGTCCTAGTACAATTTATTTGCTTAAGTATAAGAAAATGGTAAAATTGCCTTATGGGTAAGATGAAGATTACGGAAGTCGAAGAAGTCAATTATGGCACATATGTTTGGCAAATGCCAGACGGAAGTCTTGTTATGGATGAAGATAATAACTATATGTGTATATATGCCATCAAAGGTGATGTGGCAAAAATTACTGAATTAAGAAAATTTGCTAAGTCTCATGGAATTGACGAAGGACACCCGCTATGGTTCTCTGGGCACAGACCAGTTACTGATGATCAGTATGAATACCAAAAGCAAAGAATGGATCTGGGATTGGTCGCAGACGATTGGGATATTCCTGCATTAAAAGAAGATCTAATTAATCAGAAAAAGATGGGAATTATCTAAATGGAACATAGAGTCAGCGTAGAACCAGAGGATTCATTTATTAAGAATGATGCGGGACAAGAGATTCAAGTAAGTCTTGGAACATCTAAGTATGTAACTCAAGAGTCTGAATTTGATGACCCATTTATGGCAAAGGCTGAAGATCTACTTAAGATTGAAAATCTTAATCCAAACTTTAAAAGAAATGTTTCTCGTAAGATAACAAAATCCTATACAGGATTAGATGATGCAAAGTCTAAAAAGCTTGACCCACTTGATTTAACTGGCTATTCTTTATTCCAAATTGTACAGCCACCATACAATGTTATGTATTTGGCACAACTGTTTGATATTAATCCATTTCACCACTCAGCAGTTAATGCAAAAGTTGCAAACGTTGTAGGACTTGGTTATAAGTTTGAAGAAACTCAAAAAATGCTTGATAAGCTTGAGGATGCAAGCGAAGATGAAGAGAAGTTAGATTTCCTTAGAAAAAAGATTTCAAGGTCTAAATCATTATTGCGTCAGAAGATGGAAAGTCTAAATTCAGATGACTCGTTTGAAGAAATTATTAAGAAGATCTATACAGATCTTGAAGTAACTGGAAACGGGTACTTAGAAATTGGTAGAACATCTTCTGGACAAATAGGATACATTGGACACATTCCTGCCATTACAATGCGTATACGCCGTCACAGAGACGGCTTCGTACAGGTTGTATACAACCGCTATACATATTTCAGAAACTTTGGCGATACGACCACACAGGACCAAATAGGAACAGATCCTCGTCCTAACGAAGTTATTCATTTTAAGAAGTATACTCCAACAAACACATACTATGGAGTTCCAGATATTCTTTCTGCAAAGAATGCAATTGCTGGAGATGAATTTGCACAACGCTATAATCTAGATTATTTTGAGAACAAGGCTGTTCCACGCTACATTATTACACTCAAGGGTGGAAAACTTAATGCTGACTCTGAGCGTAAACTACTTGAGTTTTTCCAGATAGGACTTCGTGGAAGAAACCACAGAACACTTTACATTCCTTTGCCTTCAGATGGAGAAAATGCTCGTGTTGAATTTGACATGAAGGCAATTGAAGCGGGAATTCAGGACTCATCCTTCCAAAATTACATGGTAGAGAACAGAGACAGAATCCTTCTAGCCAACCGTGTTCCAGTATCAAAGATTGGTACTCCACAAGGAATATCATTGGCAAATGCCCTAGATGCAGATAAAACATTTAAAGAGCAAGTTTGTCGTCCAGCACAGGACATGCTTGAGATTCAAATCAATAAAATCGTCGGGGAATTTACAGATGCTTTTAACTTGAAGTTTGAGGAATTGACATTGACAGATGAGCTTTCACAGGCTCAAATTGATCAAATTTACCTTACAACCAAGGTTATCGTACCAAACGAAGTAAGAATGCGTATTGGATTAAATCCACTAGATCATGGAGATGACCCATTTGACCCAGTATCAGATGCAGCTGAAATCAAGGCACAAACAATGCAGTCTAGAACTCGGGATAAGACAAGAAATGCTGCTCCATCAGAAGGTGTTAGCGGAAGAAATCCAAAAGGTCAAGGAAGGAAAGTTAAATAGTATATCACAAATATTTTGCCTTTATTGCAAAGGTTGATATTATTTAACATAGAATGAACATTCAAAAAGCACAATGGACAAATAGTGAGAATAGAGTTAACCTCTCCTTCCCTATTACAAAGGTCAATAAAGAGAAAAGAACAGTATCGGGGTTTGCAACCTTAGATAATGTTGATCATCATGGTGACATTGTTACCGCAGACGCATCAGAAAAAGCCTTCGCTCGTTTCCGTGGAAACCTAAGACAAATGCACCAGCCGATTGCTATTGGCAAGGTGCTTTCTTTTCATCCAGAAGATTTTGTTGACAAAGAAACTAATAAAACCTATAAAGGTATTTATGTTGATGCTTATATCTCCAAGGGTGCACAAGATGCATGGGAGAAAATTCTTGATGGAACCTATACAGGTTTCTCCATTGGCGGTAATATTGTAACTGCTGGCTATGAGCCTGGTGATGACAATAATGATCGTCGTGTAATTAAAGAATATGATTTGATGGAACTTTCAGTTGTTGATTCCCCAGCCAATCAACTTGCAAATATTTTTTCTATTCAAAAGAATGCAGATGGATCTTCTTTTGTAAAAGGTATGGCAGCAGACACCCAGATTGAAAATGTTTATTGGTGCAAGCAAGATAACATTGCTTCATCTACTGTAGAAAAGTCAAAAGACTGTGTAGTTTGCGGAACTGCAATGGAAAACGTGGGCTGGATTGAAAGCTCAGAAACAGAAAAAGGTTTAGCTATAAGTAAAGTGATTGATCAGTATTTGCAGAAGGATGATGCACCAGGTCCTACTCATACTGCTACAACACAAGACGGAGATGCTGGTAATGTTGTAGATTCAACAACAACAATTAATTTACATCCAGATCAAAACAAAATGAAGAAGTCTGATTCTGAAAACGATTCAGATAATATACAAAAAGGAGGTATAAAAATGGCAGACGAAACAACAGAAGTTACAGCTATTGATGCCGTAACAGAAACAACAATTGAAAAGTCAGAGCAACCAGAAGACCTTACAAAGTCTGAAGAAGTAGCTCCAGCAGAAACTGCTCCAGTAGAAGAAGCCGTAGAGAAGTCCGTCACCAATGCAGAATCAGTAGATTCTTTTGCAAAGATGTTGACTGATATGCGTGACCTCTTTAGTGAAGCACTAGATAAGAATTCTGCAGAATCACAAGCAACAATCGCAAAGTCAGTTGAATCAGTTGAGGCAGCACGTGCCCAACATGAGTCAGCAGTTGGAGACATCAAGAAAGAACTTGATGGACTTAACAACAACATTGCCGATTTCTTCAAGCGAGTAGAGGCTCTCGAAAAGAGACTCGCTTCATATGAGCAAGATACTGCAGTACAAAAGTCCGTAGGTGACGTTGATAGCGCATCTCGGGATTCCAATAAGCTCCAAAAGGGCTTTACTTGGGATGGATCCTTCCTCGGAGTCCAAAATTTCTAAAAAATGAAAGGTAGGTGAAAGAAAAAAAAATGAGCAACGAACTATTACAAAAAGTAATTGATACAACAAATCTTGGTACAACACCAGCAAACAATCTCTCAGGAGATGGAGTTACTAACTCTGGTACTGGTCTTCTATACCCAGATCAAGCTAACCGCTTCTTGGATTACATGTGGGATGCTACGATTCTTGCTAAGGCAGCTCGTACAATCCGTATGCGTTCAAACACGACAGAAATTGATCGTGTATCAGTCGGTCAGCGCATTATGACAGTCGCAGCTGAGGATAATCCTCGTGATTACACAAACTCAACTGGTGCTGGTTTCACAACAGCTTCTGCAACATTCTCAAAGATTTCTTTGACAACTCGCAAGCTACGCCTAGACTGGGAACTCTCAGCCGAAGGTTTGGAAGATAATATCGAAGGTCCTGATCTAGAAGATCACATTGCACGTCTTATGGCTACACAGGCTGGTAACGACGTTGAAGATCTCCTTATCAATGGTACAGGAACAGGTACAGGTCTTCTTTCAGCCTTCCCAGGATTCCGTTCTCTAGCTCTCAACAACGCTCACGTTGTTGACGGTAATGGTCAGGGTATTGATCGTGCATTGTTTAACCAAGCAATCAAGATCATGCCACGTAAGTATAAGCAACGCCGTAACCAACTCAGATTCTTCGTAGGATCTAACTTGGTACAGGATTACCTATACAACTTGACCACACAGGCAGGCTCCGTCAATCCTTGGGATATCGCTTCTGGCGTTATTCGTGGTGACGTAGTTGCTAACGACGGCGGTCCAGGAAGCACAACACCATTTGCGTTCGGTATTCCAGTTATCAACGTTCCACTGATGGATGAGACTCGTGATAGCACAGGTAAGTCTTACTCAGACTCTGGCTATAACAACTCATCAGGTCTCTTTGGAGATGTCCACTTGACATTCCCACAGAACTTCATCGTTGGTATTAAGCGTGATGTTGTTGTATACCGTTTGTTCCAGCCAAAGAAAGACACAATTGAATACACACTATTCATTCGTGTTGGCGCACAAATGGAAAACTATGATGCACACGTACTTGTTAAGAACGTAAAGGTTGCTGGATCTTCATTCGGCACATTCGGTTCTGTAACTAACGGAGCACTCATCTCTGACCAATCTGGTAACAGAGGCACATTCTAATCTAATTATTAGAATACAAATAAGCGGGGAGGGCCTTGAAACCCTCCCCTCTTATACTTTTATTTATAAAAATGGTATACTTTATCTGAGTGAAAGGAATAAAATGTCATTTGACACACTTAAGATTGCAGAATTAAAGAAGGTTGCAGACTCATTTGGAGTAGACCTTCCAGAAAAAGTAAATAAGCAACAGGCTATTTCAGCCCTTGAAGAAGAAGGTATTACTTATGAAATGTATTCTAAGTTTGCTGATGCTGAAAAGGATGAGCCTGAAGTAGAAGAGCAGCCAAAAAAGAAGGCTGTACTAAAGAAAGAGAACACTATCTTGGTTAAGATGGATAAGGCAAACCCTTCATATACTATTTATGGATATTCATTTACACATGATCACCCATTTGTAGCAATGTCTGAATCAGATGCTCAAAAGATTTTTGATACAGAGCAGGGATTCCGTCCAGCAACTCCAAGAGAGGCACAAGAATTTTATAATTAAATAATGGAGGTAGTAAATGCATCAAATACTACGAGGAACATCAGACATAGCTGAATTAGAGATATATTGGGATAATCAATTAATCAATGCAGATGGGAACGTTCTTGTCACTGTAACAGATGCAGACTACACAAGCGTTGTTTTAGTAACCAATGCGGTTGCCACAAATGATCCAGCAGTTGGTAAATATACATTTCAGTTGACACCAACTTATACATCTTTGAATAGAGTATTAAAAATTGATTGGTCTTACTCCATTAATGGAGTAGCAACATTTCAAGAGGATTTTTACGAGGTTTATACACCTTACGCCTCTATCTCAGATATTGTTGAATACTACAATTTTGGAGTAAGGCCATCAGATGTAAATTATAAATCTGAGCAAGAAATTGTGGCAGCCGAATTTTTGGCACGTATGCAAATTGAAAATTACACAGGTCAGACATTTGGTCGTGTTTATGGCGATCAAGAAATTTGGGGAAACGGTTCAGATGCACTTGAACTTAATGAAAGAGCCCTAACAATTGATCAGATATATGAAAATGGACAACTTGTTATTGATAATACACAAGATCCAGTTTATAACACTTTCGGCTGGCCAGTTGAGATAACTACAACATATAGAGCCATTAGAATCGTTAATGCTGACTACGAAGGAATAATTTCATATGACAATGTTGTTGACCCAACAGTAGACCTATATGGTAGATTCAGAGCAGCAAATAGATACAGAGTTTATGGACAAAAGGGTTGGAACTATGTTCCCCAAGATGTCAGACGTTGTACCGTGATTCTAGCTGGGGATCACTTGTCACAGGATGCAATGTGGAGACAAAAGTATTTGAAAAAAGTTGATCTCAGTGAAATTTCATTTGAATTGGCAGCAGGAGCATTTAACGGTACTGGTAACGCACTTGTAGATCAGATTCTTGATCAATACCGCAACGTTGGGATTGTGATTATTTAATGAATAACTCCTTCATACAGACCATTATGAATATGAAGGCTGATATTTATATCCAGCAGGCTTCTCAGGCTCCAGGCAGCGGTAAGATTGTGCGGGAATGGGTTTATGACCATACAGTACAATGTAAAATAGAACCATTAAAGACAAAAGGCTCATCTAACAAAGCAGATAATAAAAGTTTTGATAATGGTAAGTTTGATGAGTATGGAGAAAAGCTACAGTTAAAAATGAAAATGCTAGAGCAGGTTTCTAAGCGTTGGAGAGTTTCTGGCATTAGATCAAATGATAACAAGCAAGTGTATTATGAGTTTGATAAGATTGATCAGCCAGATACAATATTTGACGTTACAGCATCACACGCTGTATTAGATCCATTTGGAAGAGTTGCTTATTATGAAGTTACTCTACAGAGAGTACAGGTTCAGAATGATAACACTCAAGTCCAATAGTGGAGAAGTCGAAAAATTTTTGCATGAAATAAACATTAAGGTTCAAGGTATGCAGGTTGCTATAGAGCCAAATGTATTAACAGAAATAAATAATGCTTTGTTTACAATCTCAACTAAAAGATTTATTAGAGATTTAAGCCTGGCAGCAAAAATGGAACCAAAGAAATTCCATCACGTATACGAGTGGAATCAAACTGGAAATACATCTAAGAAGTTATTTAAAATGGCTAGAATTTATTCCAATGGATCTTCATTAAAGATTGGTGCAGATTTTATTAAATCTAAAACACCAGTCCCAATTCCACCAGAACTTCTTCAAGCAGGAAGAACTGGAAAATCTGTAGTATCTAGAAGTGTCTTTGCAGATAAAGCAGATGTAATGGAATCTGGAAGAGGAATTAGTTTTCAAGCCAGAAGAACTCTTGCATTCCTTGGTCGTTCTGGAGTAGTTTCATTTATACCCAATGGAACAATCGTTAATATTCTAAATCCTGGCGGAACTCAGGTTAAAGGATCTTTTGAGAAATTCTTTCATGGTTGGTTTGCAGCCAATACCGCATTAGTAATCCAATCATCTGGTATTTTAAGTAGTTTGCAAGAATCTATAGTTAATGCTTTAAATGAACCAAATGCTGGTTCTGAAAAAGCGATGGAATCTGCAATATCTACATTAAGAAGTTATTCGGGAAATAAGGTGGTTCAATAATGGCAGATTACACACAATTAGCAGTTAATGACATGCGTCAGTATATATGGGCAAATCTACAGTCATCTGGAGTTTATAATCCATCTGATTATTATGCAGAGGGCTTTACAGAACCACTAGTACCAATTATTCCAGCTCAAGAGCTTCCAGAGTTTAATAATCTTTTGCCAGGAAAACCATTCATTGTATATGACTGGGAAGTAAAGCCAATTACACAAGACTGGTGGATGCAAGAAGAATTAATGCTGTTGACAATAACAAGCATAGATATTGATGAAGTTAATCGTGTTATTAACTTAATGCTTGATCTATTTAGAAGATTTGATGAATCAGCTAAAGATATAAATTCATTTAATTTAAATAGCACATTTCATTTTCATTATACTTCAATTGAAGCAATTCTATCTCCAGAGCCTTTTAAGAATGAGGGCGGGCATATTCAAGGACAAGTTCACATATTGTATAAATACAGTCGTAATACAGACCAATCTTCAAATGGAAGGTTCTAAACTTTGAATTATTGGGTCAATCTGTTATTATTTATTTAGGTCTTGAGGAAGGCCCTTATCTATCAAATTTTAATAAAATGAAAGCAGGTGAAATAAAACTATGGCACAAAATGTAAAAAACGTACTTGTTGGTGCAGCGAATATTTTCGTAAGCACAGGTAATGGAGTTAACCGCCCAAACACAGCAGTAGCAGGCTCAGGCGATCTCGGTTGGGCATCAACTCAACCAGCAGCAGGATATCTAGACTCAAGCTCTAAGTGGAGAAACGTCGGATATACAAACACAGGTTTTGAAGTATCATACGAGCCAGGATATGGTGAAGTTATGGTTGATCAACTTCTTGATGCAGCTCGTCTATTCAAGCAGACTCTTAAGATCACGCTTAAGACAGAACTCTCAGAGGGTACACTTGAAAATATCAACTTGGTATTTGGACAAGCAGATAGCTATGTAACTTACACAGCAACTGGCTCAACATCAAACATTGAGAACTCATTTACTCCAGCAACTGTCAACACTGCAAACGTTGCAAACGCAACACTGAACTTGGCAGCTGGATCTCTCGGAGATTATCCAGTAGAGCGTTCACTCGTGGCAATCGGTAACGTTCCACAGAACATTGGTACAGAAGGTTCTAACTACACAGTTAACGGATCATCAGCCCCAGGGCTTATTGATACTTCTGGAACAATTAAGAAGGAGCGTATTTATGTTGCACGTCGTATCGTTCAGATGCAGACAACCGCACACGCATTGAAGCGTGACGGAGCTACAGTGTTCCCAGTCCAATTCCGTTGCCTCCCAGATGACTCAGACTCATATGATGGTGCAGAATATGGCGTAATTATTGACCGTGTATACGGATAATAATACACCCTAAAACTTAATATCGTATAAATAAATTCCCCTCAGAAATGAGGGGAGTTTATGTTTTAATTACACAACTTGATATAATTACCTAGACAGCAAAAAAAGGAGAATGTTTTGCCAACCACAATATATGATGTATTAGAAATTGAACTATCAGATGGAACCGTTATTAAGGTTAAGCCATTGACAATTTCTTATCTTAAGAAGTTTATGACAGTTATTGATAAGATGAAGGATGAGTCTGTTAAAACAGAGTCCGACATCCTAGAAGTGTTTATTGAAGCTGGTATGGTGTGCATGGAAGTATTTTACCCACAGCTTTCTACAGACAAAGATGCCTTTGAAAAGGTAGTTGAAGTCCCTACACTTATGAAGATTTTGGAAGTTGCAGGCGGTGTCAAAATGGACTCCCCAAACTCCCCACTGGCGAATCTAGCTGGGACGAACTAGATCTCGCCAGTTTAGAAGCAGAAGTTTTTCTTCTAGGACATTGGAAGAATTTTGAAGAGTTGGAAAACAACCTTTCAATGGAGGAGGTTCTGATCATACTGAAGACAATGCGGGACAGAGATTATTCTGATAAGAAATTCACTGCAGCATTGCAAGGTGTAGATCTAGAGACTGAAGAAGAAGAAGACAATGACATTACCGTTTTGAAAGGTACTGTAGCAAAAGATGCAGGTTTCGGAATTGGTTTTGGACTTGGCTATGTGGAGGAAATAGGTGGCAATTAATTCAGTAGACATTCACTTAAATGCATTTGCTAATTTTAGCCCTGTGTTTGCAGAGGTTACAAAGCTCAAAGCAGCTATGGCAGACATGCAGAGTTCTTCCTTTGGAAACACTCTAAGTAGTGATTATGTCTCTGGACTTCAAAAAGCCCAACAGCAATTTACCAATCTAGTAAATTCAACACGAGCATTTAATGTTCAGTCTGTTCAAATGGCAGACAGCGTTTCTCAATTTAGTAAGCAACTAGAATCAGGCCAATTAAAACTCGGTCAGTACTACAATATCTGGAAGCAAAACGCACAAGGCGTATCAACCCAGCTAGACGATTTAGCTACACAGCAAGCAAGAGTAGCTCGTTCTGTTGTTGTGCCAGATGCACTTCACGCAGGCTATTCTCAAGTAATTACAGACCTTAACGGTGTAGTTACTGATACAGAAAAAGCAGCTTTTTATCAAACAGCTTACAATACAACACTCCGTGATGGAGCAAATAAGCTTATTGATTTTGGTAAAAATATGCAATGGGCGGGTCGTCAATTAACAGTAGGCTTAACAGTACCACTTGGACTATTTGCAAATCAAGCAGCACAGACATATCTATCATTTGATAAGCAAATGACTGACATGTTGAAGGTTTATGGTTCTCAGGCAGTAGTTCAATCTCAGGCAACTTTGGACACTATTAAAAATGAAGTTACTAATCTAGCTGAAAATCTAGCCCATACAATTGGTATCACAATGACGGATACCGTAACAATTGCACAAACATTCTCTCAAATGGGCTTAACGGGACAAGATCTTCTTAAGACAACTGATGCTACTGCTAAATTGATGAAAATTGGTGGATTGACTGCAGCAGACTCTGCACAAGCAGCAATTGCTATGCAGAATGTATTTAAGTTGCAATCCAGCCAAATGACTGATGCTATTAACTTTTTAAATGCTGCTAAGCACTCAACATCTACATCAATGCAAGACCTTGTTGAAGCTATGCCAAAAGTTGGTCCAATCATTACTCAAATGGGCGGAAGCTATAAGGATTTTGCAACACTGTTAGTAGCATTGCGTGAAAATGGTGTGCCAGCATCACAAGCAGCTAACACAATTAAATCAATGTTTGCTACCTTGATTAATCCTACAACAAAAGCTGTAAATGAATTTAATAATCTTGGCATAAGCCTAAAGGGTATTGTTGCACAAGATGCAAATAATCCATTGAAGATGTTGCAGGATCTACAAGCAGCACTAGATAAGCTTCCTAATGCTACTAGAACTCAAGCAATTGAACAATTGTTTGGAAAATTCCAGTTTGCTCGTGCAGACGCACTTATATCAAGTTTAGGCAAGGCTGGATCTCAAAATGAAAAAGTTATGCAGTTGTATGCAAGTAGTTCATCAGAACTTGCAGCAGTTGCACAACAAGAAGTAGACGTTGCAAGTAAGGGTACTCCTGCAGCCCAATATGCAAAGATGAAGGCAAGTCTACAGGCAGACTTGATTCCAGTCGGCAGAGAATTTCTTGTTGTTATGACAAATATCGGAAATGTCTTAGACGGAATTGTAAAGTGGTTTGATAAATTAGGTTCAATGAAGAGCGTTTTGATTGGCGGATTAGCTGTGGTTGGCTTAATCGGTCCGCTTGTAATGTTTGCAGGTTTATTCTCTAACCTTGTCGGAACTATATTTAAAGGCTTCAACTACATGCGAATGTTTAAGGAAGGCTTTACTCAGGCTACTGACACAGGTCCTCTTCAAAGATTTGCAGCAGGACTCAAGAACATGTCAAACTTCTATCATGAAGTTGATGTAAGTGCACTTGCAGCATCACATTCTACAGACTTAATGGAACTATCTGCACAAAATAGTGCAAAGGCTTTTGATGTTCTCGCAACAGCGATTAGAAATCTAACAACTCAAATTTCTGCACTTAATGCAGTATCAGTCAATCCTGGAGCCTTGGCATCAGATCTAGATACAGTTATTACAGAAGCTGGAACTACCGCAAGAGAAGCTACAGGTGCTTTACAAATGGAACTACCAATGCTATTTGCATCTGGTGGAAATGTTCCAGGCACTGGAAGTGGCGATACTGTACCAGCTATGCTTACTCCAGGTGAATTTGTAGTTAATAAATCAGCAGCTGCAAAATACAGCACAGTTCTTTCAGCAATGAATAGAAATAATTTGCCAGGGTATATGACGGGCGGGCAGGTAGTATTTAATGGATCAAGCTATACGGGTACATCATCTGCTCAAAAAGTTATTGAAGAAATTCAAGCTAACTTCTCTGGAGTAGAATCAATCATAACAGAAATGCTTGATAGACTTGCTCTAAATGGCAAGATTACTGCATCTGCACTAAAGTCAGATCCAGTATATTCAGAAATGCAAAGAGTAATGCATATGAAGACTGCATCAAGCAATGCATATTTTGATACTGGCAGAGGTAATGCTGCTAATACAGGATTAGCCCGTGCACACACAACAGAACCAATCACTTTGACTGCAGATCAAGTAAGAGCTATGTATGCATCAGGTGCAATTGATGAAACTACTCATGGAAATATGATGGGTACATTTGCTAAGAATGGATCTGTAAATGCTTACTCTGAATCAATAATGAATCTTCCAGCTGCAGCTAACAAGGGTTACATGTCTGGAAATGAATTAGCAGACTGGCTACAGGCAGAGGCAAGAAATCCAAATAGCGAAGTTTATAAAAATTTTGCAAATGTTGATGAGCCATTTAAACAGGGTATGATTACAGCAATTAGAAGTCATGGCTCTAAGTTGGTTGGGGATGCAGAACTCAATTCTGCAGTTCAATCTACTATTGATGATGAGTTTAATGGTGTATCTCAAGTTGTAAGAGATTCTGTAATTAAAGAAAGAAATACATTTAAGACTTATCAATATACAGATGCAAAGGGAACAAGATCTAGAACTGGTATGGGTGGCGGAGCTACTGAATACCCAGATCCATCTGGAATATCTTTGGGCGGTGCTGGATCTTATTATTCAAGACCTACTGCTTCCATAGAAGCGCAAAAGCAAGCTAATGCTTATGTTCAACAAATAGCAGAACAATCTGGTAAATCTTGGAGTGTTGGCGTAGCCAAGGGAATTAATGATTCTCAATCTATTATTAATGATGCAGAAGTTGAAAGCGTTAATGCCACATTAGAATCTGGAAGAGGTGCATCTGAAGCAGCCAGCCCATCTGGATTATTCAGAAGAATGCTGGGGCAACCAATTGGACAAGGCACTGCTGCTGGAATTACTGATACAATACCAGATGTTGAAGCTGCAGCAAAAGCAAGTGTAGAAGCTGCAAGTACTGCAACTCAAGAAGCTCTACAAATGGAGCTTCCATTTGCACAGCAAAGTATAAAAGAATTTAGTGCTCAACTATGGGTACCAGCAGAAGAAGAAGCTGTAGTCGCTGCTGAAGAAACTTCAGGCATATTTAGTAGAATGCTAGCATCAAAGATGGGTGCAGGCGGAGCTGGAATGGGACTTGCTATGGTAGCCCCAATGCTCACCAGCATGCTTCCAAAGGGTGGTGTATCTTCTGCTATAGGAAATGTTGCATCAATGTCTGGAATGGGAATGATGGCTGGTATGGCTTTCGGCCCAGAAGGTGCTCCAATAGGAGCTGCAATAGGTGCTGCAGCAGGAGCAGTAAAATCATTATTTGATATGATTTCTGCACGTTCCGCATCAGTTGCAGCAGAATGGAAAGCCAATACAACAAGTTCTGTGTCAGACCTTCAAATCTTCAAGAGTACTGCATTGAATACAGCAGTTCAAACTAAAAATCTCTCTTTACAAACAAGTAATCTTTCAACAAAGACAGTAACATTAAAGGGCAATATAGTTGATCTTGGAAACGGGATGTCAAGTGCAAGCACTCAAGTCCAAGCAATGGTTGCTGCAATCAAAAGTCTACCAAAGGGAGATCCCCTAGGAGATCTTGTAAAGGCTATATCAGACCCAAATTATAAAATAACTGGCGTTGTTGGCAACTTGAAGCAAAATGTTCAAAATGCTATATCAACAGGCGGACTAGATCCTTCACAAGCAAAAGCATATGTTTATTCAGCTTTGCAGGCAGCAGGCAGAACTACAGATTTTGAAACTGCATGGAAAGAAATTTCAAGATCTATTGGGTATAACGAAAAAACTGGCAAGGCAGATGCGTCAAAAGCAACAACATCATCTCTTAATGCTCTAGTTAATAGTCAAGATTTTGTTACAACTGGATTGGCTTATGGCGGAAGAGCTGGTTCAAAGATGTATCAATTAGATTATTCATCATTAACAGGAGCTGCTAAAGCATATGCAGATCAGCTAAATAATTTGTATGCAATTACATCAAATAGCTCTCTTGGTTTTAAAGATATGCAAGATAGAATTAATGCAGTTAAAGCAGCAAGTGGAGATACAAGTACAGCACTTGATTTACTTGAAAAGACTATCATTGGCACAGGAAGTAAAGATGATATAGCAAGATTAACTCAGGTTGAAGGATATATCAAAGGCATGGGGCCTAATGCTAAATTATCTGCATCAGAAATTATGAAGATGAATGCTGTTTTGCAGGTCATGACTCCAGATCAATTGCAGGCCTGGGCAAAGGCAAATGGTACCAAGCTAGGTTTAACAGCTGCATCTAAAATGGGTGAAATTATTGATGCTTATGCAAAAAGTGGAGATTTTCAGAAAGCTGTAGACGCAGCTAACAAAGCGATTATGGCTGGTCTCAATGGAGCAGGAGGCGGTGCTGGCGGTGGTGGCGGTGGTGACTCAACAACTTCTACTGGCCCAGATTATGCAAAGATATATGCTCCAGTTATTAAGCATTATACGGACCTAAAGAAATTGGTAGATGCTCAAGCAGCTGCTCAGCAAAAATATAATGATCAATTAAAGCTTACACAAGATTACCAAACTAAGCAAATGGATTATTTTAATCAGATGAAGCAAGCTACAATTAGTGGAGATTATCTTGCAGCTGCACAAGCTCAACAATCCGCACAGAATGCACAAGCAACATATGCTGGACAATTGAAGGCTGGAAAACAAACAGATCTTGCAACTAGTCTGTCTAATATTATTAGTGCTTTACAGGACGCATCATCTAACTCTGTTGCACTTAAAAATCTAAGCAAGTATACTGGTATGAATATTCCTACTACATTTAGCTCTAAATATGATGCATCACTTTTGGGAGGAATCTCAACGGCATCTTATGAAAAGCAAACGGCAGGTGTAAATTCTCAAGTTCAAGCAGCTGTTGCAGCAGCTAGCAAACTTGCAAGTGGAGATGCTTTCCAGGGAGTTCAAGTTTATCAAACTATTAATACAAGTAATTCTGTAATTACTCCAAAGGAATATGAAGCGGCTATCACAGCAGCAACTCAAAAGGGAATTCAAGAGGGTCTTGCTAAAGCTAAGGCTAAGGCAAACACTACTCACAATGTCAAAACAGCAACGGTAAAGGTAAAACACTAAATGACAGTATATGCTATACAGGCGGGAATACAAGTTTCTACTGATAATACTACATGGTATCCATTAACAGATCATAACCGTGATCCTATTCAAGTTGAAAATAGCCTAATTGAAGAATCTTCCCGTATGGCAAATGGTAAAATGCGTAAATATGTAATTGCCTCAAAGAGAACATTTACCGTAACTTGGAAAACATTGACATCTAGCACAAATGATACAGTTGATGGAAATTATTCATCAGCCTGGCTAAATGCTTTTTATTCACAAAATGTATTTAGTCCAATCTATATTAAGTTTGTACATTCAGCATCATCTACGCCTTCGGTTGGAGATACCTCATTTTTGAGTTCTAAATTCACATCAGAAACAACTCAAGTTTTCATTACTAAGTTTGATATAACTACATCAAAGAGAAATGAATTCAGAGACCTAGTTGATATGACCATAGAATTTACGGAGGTATAATGCTACTAAATACTGATAATACGTATAGAGACATTTTTCTAAATGCTAAATCCGTAAATATGCTACCAGTGATTTCTGCTGAGTGGAATCAAAACCTCTTTAATCCGCCATATCTTATGGTAACTGGAGATGGAACAAAGTTTACTCCAACTACAACAAGTACAATATCTTCAGTTACAGGTGCTGCTGCACATCCAGTCTTTACTACAAATTCATTTGCTACAACTACTGGAACATCAACGGCATCAGGATCTGTTTTATATACATGCACCACAAATGGCTCAAGTCCAACTTACAAGATAGTTACCTATATGATGACCAGTCAGGCATTACCAGTGCTTGTATCATCTTATGCAAAAGACAGCACAAATGTTTACACTGGGTCAACTCAAACAGAAATTAATAACTACGGTTGGACTAAAATAGAGACCTATATTGGCGGGGCTCCAACA